GCGCCCCTGGCTGCACATCCATATTCAGAATGTTCATCAAAGGACTCGGATACCCCGTGCCGTTAATGGTTATGTTGCTCATATCATCCCTTGCTCGATAATCAAATCATCATCGAATAATCAGTCAAGCCAACCGCCACACCATAAGTAAAACAGTCCAGCAGGTCATCTGCCCTCTTTGCAGCCTCTTTATCCCCAATTCTAAAGGTAGTTACTTGATGCAGGAAGTGATTCATACTCCTTCCCTTCCAACTCAATACCTTTTCATAAGCATATCGACTAATCTTACACAAACCACTTGCCACTGGCCCCCCAACAATAAAGGCTCGGTCATCCTTGCCCTTACTCATCAAACGACTGGACAACGCCCGAACAGGCCATCCCCTGGTTCTCGCCTGTTGGATCAATACACTGCCACCCGCAGCATCCTCAACAAACAACCCCATTGACCCACTACGAGCCTGATAAGTACTCGCCAGCATCTCGCATTTCTCAATCACCTTGGGGGCCAAATGCTCAAGTGACGCCGCATCAATCGAGTACATCTCCCAATCCAGCACCACCAGCTTATGGCCGTAATACTTAGAAAACCCATAATAAACAACAGCAGTGGCATCATGCTCACTACCACTCTTCACCGAGCAGTCCATCACCGCATAGACCCCATCACACTTCATGACAGGTTCCACTGGCTGGTCATTCTCTAAAATATACTCAAGCCTAAAGAACGTGGAATTGGCCCATGAAATGAACTTGGCCTCATACTCCTGCTGATACACCAAAGGATGCTCAGTCCTATTCAGACTTTCCAGCTCCTCCAAAGGCACATAAGGATTAGTGCTTGTGGGTGCATAAAACTGCTTAAACCCCAACTCCTCATCATGCCAAGCACGGTAAAAGAAATTATCTGGGTCCACCCCATTGGGCGTAGAAAACAACCAAAACGACCCTTTGGTTGTCAATAATGTCGGCTTAATAGACTTTGACCAAATGTCAATCATGTCAGGCTTCGTAAAAGCCGCTTCATCCAAAAACCCAACCTTGTACGTTCGCCCGCGCCCAGCCAAAGGGTTGTCATTCACCACCCAAAAATCATTCACCCCACCAGTCGTGCAGCGAATAACCCCCTCAGTCTTACTGGCCGACTTAGTCACCGGCTTCAATATATCCAGCAACTCAGTCTGCGGCTCCGCCAACTGACGCCACTCAGGCGTAAATAACCCCGCCTGAAATCCCTTCAGCGCCGTATCCGCCGCAATCGTCACCATCATCTTGGTTTTACCCCAACGGCGACCACAGCAAACTACATTAAATCGACTCTTGTTTTGCCATATCTCCACCTGACCAGAATGAAGAGTAGGTAACGTAACCTTAGGCATCAGGCAACCCGCCCTCAACAACTACCTTCGTATCTACTTCGGCAGTGCCATTGGCAGGACTGTTATAAATTTTTGGCAACACCTTGCACAAAATCCACTTTCTTGTATCAACCCTCAAACGTGACCGCTGGACAAACTCATTGTCCATCTTGCGATTACCCTCTTGGTCAATAAACGCATCCCCACTACTGTCATCCGCAATTTCCAGAATCTCTTCCAACAAACCATCATAAATGGCCCTGCGAATGTCCCAGTACCTGTCACCAAATCCATTGTGGTTATCCATCGCCCATTTGCGAATCACAAAATCAGACGGCATACCAGGCATTTTGCCGATTTCGTGAACAGAATGGCCTTGCATCATCAAATCCAAGATTTGATTCGCAACGGCCTCACTATAACGAACTGCTGGTCGGGGTGGCTTTCTCATGCGCCGTTTATATCACGGGCACCAGTTGCAAGGCAAGCATTATGCTCATGGGGATGGATGCGAAACTATTTCGCACTTCTAATAGATTAGAAAATAAAAAAAATTTTGGGCGATTGCGGAAATGATTTTTAAATTGGTAGGCGAAAAAATGCGGTAGGGTGGAGGGGCTTTTTTAGGGTGGGGGGGAGCCTAGAGTCCCTTTTTCGCTGAATCGGCCGCGGAAAGCGCGAAGCCGATGCCAAATCGGGCCGAATCGATGCAGCGAATCGGGCCGCATAGGGGAAAACCCATTTTATACAACTGTCATTATGTCAAATCAGTGCTTTAGCGTATGCGCTAGCGATAAAACACTCACTAAATCGGTGAATTGTATATCGGTTTTTCTTAATATTGGCCGATTCGCGCGTAGATGGATAAGCGGCCATTGTTAACGGCCCTTGATTTTATCGGCGCATTGGTGCATGAACCGCCAAGTGCATGAACCGCTAAGTGCATGAACCGCCAAGTGCATGAACCGCCAAGTGCATGAACCGCTAAGTGCATGGGCCGCTAAGTGCATGGGCCGCTAAAATTAGTTTTGCACTTTACATAATTTTACAATAAATTTATTGTTTTTTTAGTCAACCATATGTAAATGTTAGCCGTTATAGGTTAAGATTACACCGTGCCGCGCGATAGTGCAAAGCACAAAACAAAGGATTAAAAATGATAGAGATTGTTTCCGCTTTAGTGCTTTTTTCTCTCACTGTTTTGGCATCAGTTTTGACGGTAATTTATGCCGCTTATGTCACCTATTCTTTTTTCAAACCCTAAACCCTAAAGGATTAAAATGTGCAAGGATTTAACCCTAGATATTGCAGCGGCACTGATCATATCGGCCGTTCTATGTTTTTTTGCTTTGAAATATTTTGACGTCTTGGTCAAATAAACCCTAAACCCTTAAACCCTAAACCCTAAACCCTAAACCCTAAACCCTTAAACCCTAAACCCTAAACCCTAAACCCTAAAGGATAGAAAATGCAAATTATCACTAAATTAAATTTATCCAATGTCGTCGACGAATTGGCCGCTATTAAATCGGAAATATCCGATTTAATGCAACAAGAAAAACAACTAAAGGATTTATTAATTGAAACCGGCGTTGGCACAATCGACGGCACTTTACACCGGTGCGCTATTAGTTACCAAGACGGCAAAAAAACAATTGACTGGGCCAGCATAGCCGCAAAATTTAACCCGTCCCGACAATTGATAACGGCAAACACGTCTACGGGCGATCCGTTCTACAGCGTGCGAATCAGTGCACGCAAAACAAGCAAATAAGGGGCAAACCATGAGAAAACAATTTAACCCATTTTTTGACGTTTCAAGCCGATACGGTGCACCAATGGGCCGGCGGGGCGATAACCCCGCAAATTTAGTCGGTGCAAAACGTTTGCACGCACGCTATCAAGGCGGGGGGGACGGATACGATAAAGGCGGTGCATATTGGGGTAATCCGTCGAATGTCTGGGGCATTTGGGCATGGATTGACGGTGAAATTTGCGTAGTTTATTTGCGTGCCAATTCTCGCACTGAAGCAATTAACAAAGTTAAAACGGGGGATTTATGATTAAATCAATTGACACAAAAAAGCAAGCGTTAATAGTGAAAAACGTTTTGGCCGCGTGCAAGGATATTAATAAGCTAAATAAAACCGGATACGATTATTTATATAATTGTTCTGGTTTTATCGCGCATTATGATATTAATGGATTCAAAGCCCATTATTCTAATAATAATTTGCAAAGTGATATAGAACGATTTTCAAAGCAAAATCAGTGGTCAAATTTTCGCGCCGGTGAAAATAACGCTGAGTATTATCATTCTAAACGTGACGTTTACAATAAAATTTTGGGGGAAATTTGTGCTTATTAATTTATGCGTGATCATTTCACTATTATTCATGTAAGGGGCTAACAATGCGAATTTTAATAAACGTTGACGATAAATTCTTGCCGGCGATATTTGCCGGCAACATGAGCGGATTATCGGATTTTGAAATAAAACAGCTTACCGATTACATGAACACGTTATACGGGGGTGAATTTGACGATTTTAAAACCTCAACTCACATTGGAAAATGTGATATATCCGATTCTATATCTTACGTTTCAACTATTATTTATCGGGGTTAAAAATGACGTTTTATCATATCACGTTAAAATCAGGAAATGCCAAAACCGGCCCAATACCCGTCAGCACTATTTCCGCTAATACTTGCCCCGATATTTGCCCATTTAAAAAGGGGGGATGTTATGCAAAATCGGGGCCGCTAGCATTACATTGGGGCAAAGTAAATGACGGGGCGCGGGGCACTGACTTGGCCGGTTATATTGAGACAATCGCAAATTTTCCGGCCGGTCAATTATGGCGTCACGCGCAAGCGGGGGATTTGCCGGGAAACGGTGAAACAATCGACGGGGCCGCATTGGGTGAAATAGTGCGCGCAAATATCGGTTTACGGGGTTTTACATATACTCATTATTCACCCGCTATTGGCGACAATGCAAAATTTATACGGGGCGCGAATGAATGGGGTTTCACCGTCAATTTAAGTGCCAATAATTTAGATCATGCGGATCAATTGGCAAATTTGAAAATCGGGCCCGTTGTAACTGTTTTACCCGCCGATTCTACAGAAAACACATTCACGCCCATGGGCCGAAAGGTAGTTATTTGCCCCGCAACAATTCGCGACGATGTATCGTGCGCGACGTGCCAATTGTGTGCGCGTCAACGTGACGTCATCGTCGGTTTTCCCGCGCATGGCGCGGGTAGAAAATTAGTGGAAAAGACAATTCAAATTTTTAGGGGTTAAGAATGAATAAATAACCCTTAATTTTCGCGCTATATCGCGCCGGTCAACACCGGCCCAAAAGCCCGATTCAAAGCCCATAAAACGGCGCGAATCGGGCTTTTTTATTTTCTGGGCCGCATTGTGCTGGGCCGCATTGTGCTGGGCTGCTGAGTGCTGGGCTGCTGAGTGCTGGGCTGCTGAGTGCTGGGCTGCTGAGGGCTGGGCTG